GATGTCGTAGAAATCATTGCCATCTGGTGGTGAGACATGGAATACTTCAATCGTGATCTTCTTGCTAGCAGAAGACCGCTTGTTAGCCTCGAACTGAGCACGACGCTTCAGCGAGTCCTGATCACCATTGCCGTAGTGCTGGATGATCAGCGGACGTACGGAGTTGATGAGCTGGTCTCTCGCTGTCGCAATCGTGTTCAGTACTGCTTCCTCTCCCCATACATCCTTCTTGGTAATCTGACCCTTGACCTTGATCTCTGACTTGGCGGCATCCTCGCTCTGATCAGCGCTGAACCGCAGTATATTCTGACCGAGAATAAGCGGAGGACCTTCACCAATGCCTACTCCATCGGTGACACGCAACTTGCCCTCGCGAGTCTCGTAGATGAAGTATCCGTTTTCGGAACTGATGCGACGAAGCTCATTAACCACACGAGCGCCGTCACGGAACCGCATCTTGTCGAGCTTGATCTCAACGCCAAGCCACTCCACCTCGATCTGAAAACCGCTCAGCAGTTTATCTACGACCTGCCTCGTCGTCGGCTGCATCATATTGCCCGTCGGATGCTGCTGCGACGAGTCGATCAGCGTCTTGGTCATACCCCGAGCCGACAGCTTCACGGTATATTCATCGGGTCCGATGTTGACCGTGCGGGTTGTTTCACCAGCGCTGCTAGAATTCTTGGAACTGCCAGGTTCTCCTTCCTTGACTCCAGAGCCCGTGCGGCTATCCAAGATGCCACGAAATGCGAGGTTTCCGTAAATGTAGACAGCGATCCTACGGCCACGTGCTGCGTTGACCATGACCGGACGAGGCGGGACATACGTGAAGAAGAACGACATATCCAGCCTCCCAGTCAAGTCCTCCTTGGAACGGGTAAGCGTGAGGTCGGTCCACCCCTCGACAAGTTCTCCCTCGATGAAAACATTTACGGGTTTGAACGTCATGATGCTGCCACGATCTGCGGTCCCATGTTGTGGACCAATGCGTGAGGATTACGAGCCTCGAGTTCACGAGCCCGCTTCGCATCTCCGTAGATTTCGTAAGCTGCCACCAACGAATGCTGTGCCACGGAGAAGTTGTAGACAATCAAGCTCGGCAGGTTATAGGCGCGATTGAGAAGTGCCACCTCAGCCTGCGTTTTGAATTCTCTCAGAGCGAGGAACAGAAGGTTGTCACAATGCGCACGAGCGACATCGATTTCTCCTTCCAAGATGGCGACAACGTGATCGTACTGGCGTAGTGCGGCATCCAGCGTATCCGGCGTTTCTTCCAAAGCAGCGCGAGCCATGTAGCCTGCACCAAGAACGCGCATGACCGCGTAAATGGAGTCGATCGAGATATCCGCCGTACGGGTACCACCATTCGAAGCAGCAAACTGATTGACGATACGGCGCATCGCTTCGTACTTGGTTTCGCCAACCGAATACTTATCGATCGCAGCAAGGCCCAGCTTCATGCCATTGAACATGGAAGCCGGCGTCTTCAGTTTTTGGTCGTCGAGGCTGAAAGTATCCAGATCATCATAGATGCGGGAGACCTTCAGGTCTTCCGATCCGTTTGTCACATCGCCGAACGTATCGCGAATAATTTCAATAGCTCGACGTCCCGTTTCAATTACCGGAGGCTGCTCAAAAGCAGGAACGTCGGAAGGACGGAAATTCGTCGTGAAGGATGCCTGCAAAGCCGACGTGATCGACAGCAGAGACAGGCCGATGATCTGAGCAACGAAGTTGAACCCGTGAGTCCAGTCTTCTGCCTCAACCATTTCAAGGGTCACATAGGTGACACCCTGAGCCTCTAGTGGGTCATCCTTCACCTTCAAAGACCGGCAAGCTGCCCGAACCAGACCGCGAGTCGGATGGATCAGGATACCGGGGCCGGTCGTTTCGCAAACAGCGATGAGTGCAGCAGCATTCACCAGATGCGCGTTATGGACAATACGTCCTTCGAGAGTGTAGACACGAATGCGCCGTCCGAGGTCGGCATATGCCGTATCCTCGCCAAAAGGAAACTCACCTTCAGCACCACGCCGACCATGTTCCGAGGTGACTTCCATCGCCTGGAACGGGACTCCCTTGTAGGAAGCCGGAAGGTACAGCGGAGTATAGCAACCCTGTGCCATGTCTTACCTTACGGAGCTACGCCCATATTGCCAGTCGGGACTGAACGAGCGGGAGCAGGAGTATTCACGTTTACACTTACGCCTGCGGCCAATGCTGCTCTGATCTGACCAGCCACATTTGCGGCGCCTTCGTTCAAGGCGCTCAAGATAGTTCCGCCGGCGGCGGTGGCCTGACCAGCAGCCTGAGTTACTTGACCAGCGGCCTGGGTTGCTTGTCCTGCCGAAGTAGTGACAGCCGCAGCACCCTGATCAACGAGTCCAGCACCCTGGAAAATCTGCTGGGTCGAGTTGTCGATGGCCTCCACAGCAGGAGCAACTTCAAGGCCAAAGAACGACCGAACATCATCCATGAACGGCGAATTCATGAAGCCACCAGGACGAGCAGTTCCTGGAGTACGATCACGAACTGCCTGATATGGTTCAGGCTGACCTTCGATACGTTGCTTCTCAATGGCGTCCTTGATACCCGACAGGATGCCGCGAACGTCCTCCATAAACGGAGAATTCATAATCCCAGGAGCGCTTGTAGCTTCGACCTGGCCTTCCGCCGTTCCGCGACGCGCACCGTCCGCGATGGCCGCCTCAACTCCCGCTGGATCGCGACGCAGAAGCTCCATAGAATGACGTTCAGCATCACGCGGAGTAGCCAGTCTCCGACCTTCGTCAGCATTGGTTTTGCTCAATTCTTCTACAGAATAGCGCATTCCCTCGATAGAAGCTGCGGTGATACCTGCAACAGCACCGAGCTTCATAAGCTTTCCGAAGAAGCCGGTTTTCTTGGGACCGCCAGCTCCATCGAGTGCTGCGCCACCTGCCTGAGCGCGAGCTGCCGCCGTCAGAGCCGTAGCCGACCGGTTAAGCGCGAATGCCGAAGCGGTAAGTGCGATAGCAGACGGATTGAAAATGGCCGTGACCATGGCACCAATACCAAGTGATGCCGCCAGCGAAGCTCCGAGTCCGATCTCACCTTGATCATTCTTAAGCTGGTTCGTAAACCATTGAATACCGGAACCAATGCCTTCCAAGGTCGGAATAATGATGTCTTCCAGACCGTCAGCGATGAGACCCAGTGAATTCGTAATACGAGCTCCCGCGGCCTGCATCTGGAACCAAGTACTATCCTCAGCGAGGCGCTGTACATTCTCAGGAGACAGATCGAGGTTTTCAGCCGTCCGAGCCTGATTGATCAGTTCCTGCTGCTGCAAGATCGCTTTGGTCATCAGGTCGGCAGCAGTACGATGACTCAGAATCGTATCAGAGAATTCAGACACCGCAGCGTTGAATTCATCAGCTGACATTTTCGTTGCGTCGATACCAAGCTGATCGAATGCGCCTCCAGGTCCGGTAATATACTTCGCAATGAACTCAAACGGATCATTGCGTAGCAACTGAGGATTGATCGACGTGAACCGACCAGTCTCAGGGTTCTGAACAGCAAGACCCAGACGAGCCTGCTCCTGCATTTGAGCTTTGAAGGCACGACCTGAAAGGTTCTTGATTAGCTGGTTGATACCAACGCCAGCGGTGCCACCCATATCTGCAGTCAGCAAGAACGTCTTGAGCAGCGCGGCCGGGGTCAGGGCCTGACCAGAAGCACGGAGGTTCTTTGCCGTCTGCAGCATAGCTTTCTCGTCCAGGTCGCGTCCTGAAACGATCTGAGCACGCTGAGCAGTATCGAACGTTGCTCTCAGTGCCTGAACATCGAGATTGCCGAGCTGATCCGAAAATGCGGACAATACGTTGGCCATACGAGAAAGAGTAAAGCCTTCCTCAACAGCCTGTTCACGAGTAAGGTTACGAAGCATTGCCAGACGAACCTGCTCGAAGATAGCAGGCATGATCTGCTTAGCCTGAAGCGGATCACCAAGAAGCGCTGCATTTTCGAACGTCATCTGACGAATGTTCGCTTCGGTCAATTCCGGGAACAGTTTCGCCTGCTCGAGAACGAAATTCTCAAGGTCTTCGCGCTCCTTCATATTGAGAAGGCGAGCCTGTGTCTTACTCACGTCGACGCCATACATGCCTTCGACGAAGGACTCATATGCGCGGAAGGCCAAACCGTATCCAGCAGTGTAGGCAACGCCACGACCGACGTGACCGAGGCCTCTGGCTACAGCGTTAGGTCTGCTAGTAGTGCTACGACCAGAACCACCGCCACCAACAGCAGCAGTAGCTCCACCACCGCCCGTTCCTGATCCGCCTCCACTAGCACCTCCCGCCGGAAGACCGGCGTTGACTCTCTGGACAGCAGCTGGTACGCTCTGAACCCTATTCGTGAGGTTCAGAGGGATAGCTTTCTTGGAAAGCGTATTGTATTTCGTGAGAGCTGCATTCAGGGCTTCCAGCTTGGCGGTACCCTGGACCTTGACCGAGATGTTAATGTTTTGCGACCGCATGCCCTTCTGAGCTTCTTTCAGCTTGGTCATCGCGGTCGCAATGGTCGTCAAGGTCTTCGCCAGACCTGGATCGATCTTCGGTGGCTTGATAGCCGAGAACGCCGACTTGGCTTTCGCCGACTCAGCGTTAAGTTTACGGAGAGCCGACTCGATAGCCTTCAACTGGCCCGAGCTTTGGTCCGATACCTGAAGAACCGCGGTCTCAGTAAACGTTCCCACTAAGCTTTACCTCCAGCCAACAAGATACGGTTCTTGATTTCGCGAGCGTGGATTTTGTCGAATGCCTTAATCCGCAAAGCCAACGCTCGGATAGAAACCGGGCGAAAGTTTTCAGAGGTCCCCGAGTAGTATCGAATTTGCTCGACTTTCTCGTAGACCTTGTCGGCTACTCGAAAAAACTCGGGAGAACCCTGTTCATCAGGTTTGAGCCGTCGACGATCGTGATCTGATCGAGAGCCCAGGAGGGGAGAGTCAGGAGATCGAAATCACCCACGGGACGACCGAGCAGTTCGATCATCTTCAGGGTTTTCTCGACGTGGTTCTCCGCCGCCAGGATATCTTCGATGTCGCCAAAGGTCTTGGCTTGGAATTCGAGCTCCGTGATCTCCTTGTCGTCGGTGCCGGTCTTGATCGGCGTGCCAAGCCGATAGAGAAGCGGGGCAGAGATACCATCCCCGCTTTCGAGAATTTCGCCAACCGGAGAAGTGTCCTTCAGCAGCTGACTTGTGAACACCTTGCCATAGGCGAGGGGCATGTTGAGCAGATGCTCGGCCGTCATTGGGACGACCGTTCCGTCCTTCTTGTGAGCCTTGACCTGACGCAGGATGCGCTCACGCTGAAGGTACTTCGTAAGGTTCTCGTTCGGTCCGACTTCTTCGTTGGCCTTATTCACGCAGATTGCGAAGCCGGTGAACGACAGAGGTTCCACGGTGAAGTGATCGATCTGCGTTTCGCCGACGAAAACTGCACCCTTATCCGTTTCGATTCTCATAGCTGCCTCTTTGCCTCAGAGTGCCTCAGAATAGGGACATGCCGGCGAGCCTGAGGCAGCACGCTCGCCGGCACGGATCGCAGCAGAACCAAGGAGAAACCGCGCGATCTATCGAGGCCAGCCGACCTCGATTTCCATTGTACCCCAGTTATACCCTGAAGTACAATTCTTTGTTACGCCGCCTGAGCAAGAGCGCCGGGCGGCAGGAGTTCGTCGACGGTCCGGAACGAGAGTTCCAGATCGACCTGGTGCGTGTCGGAACGCTCCTCACCGATGACGCCGCCGGCCAGGCCGGTCATGACGATGCCGTTGAGGTATTCGACCTGCACGTCGATAGCAGCGCAGCCCTGATAGTAGGAAAGCGGGATGCGTTTGTCGCGGATGATCGACATTTCGGCCGAAGCGTTGCTGGCGACGCGCTTGGTATAGCCGCCCGGCAGAGCCTCGGGGTTCCACTCGCACGCCTTCCACATCGGGATTTCGTCCGTGGCGAGCTTGTGCGAGATCGGACCGACACGGGTCTCCGTGTCACAGTCGTAGAAGGACAGCATGATGTTCTTCACGCCGACCAAGTTTTCGCAAGGCATAGTTCCTGTCCTTTCAGAGTTTGCCGAGGACGACTAGAGCCGAAGCTCTAGCCGTTGGTAGGCGTGGGTTACCGGTCGCAGTTGTCCAGCAGATCGGGCTGGAGCGTGGTGATGATCCGGTCGACGCGCGACGGCTGGCGGTACCGGAACAGCAGGTGCAGATGGTTCGGATTGCCCTGGCAGTTCGATGCGACCTCGAAGTCCGTCTTGACCTGGATATCGTTGTCGATATCGTCGAACTCCGAGAACAGGGTGCCGACCTGATCCTTCGCCCACGCGCGAACGCCGGCGTGGATCAGACGCGGATTGGTACCGAACACGCCTTCCTTGATCGTGGTGTTCTTGGTGAACAGACCCAGACCGTTGTAGGTCTGCAGATGCGCCGCGATCTCAATCGCCGTCTTGGCGATGAGACGCTTCGAACTGACGTCCCAGAAGGTGGCGTTACGACGACCGAGGTTGTCGTACAGGTTGTTGGTCACGTCGTTGAAGATATACGGCGACGTGTACTGGCCTGCGCCGGCCTGCAGAGGACCGGTGACGACGAAGTTGTTCTCGCGCAGCAGCAACTGCTCATCGTAACTGTAGCAGCTGGTGCAGGTGCCCGGAACACGGATGCAGGTGAGCACACCGTAGTTGCGTCCCTGGATCGACAGCTCCGGATTGTCGCAGGCCGTGCAGCACGACTTCGCAGCGTATGCGGCGACCTTGAACCACGGCGGAGCCGTATCACCCGGGCAGTGGGCGATCTTCGAGATTTCCGCCGAATTGTGGAACCGCGAAAGCACCTGCGCCGGAGTGCCCGGAGCGTAGGTGTAAGCGTGACCGAAGCACTGGGGACCGTCACAGTCCCACTGCGTCTTCAGGTAACGCTCCCAGTTCTCGTGCTGGGCGTTGTCGCCGCTCAGGACGGCGATGCAGCTGTAGCAGCAGACACCGAGAACACTCGGGAGGTCGAGCACGGGCAGATCACCGGAACCCGGAGTGGTCTGAGCCAGCGACATCGTCACGCCCGCCGGAGTGACACCCTGGCGATTGCGCCAGTTGAACACCATCGTCAGATAGTTGCCGACCTCGCCGTCGTTGCGCGCTGTGAACGTCACACCGGTGGCGGTCGCCGCGGTAGTGTACGGGAAGTTGGCCGGAAGAGCGGCGATGAGTTTTGCGGCGATGTCCGCGACCGCATCACCCGAGTCGATGGTGAGAGCGACGGAATAATCGCCTTCGAACAGATACAGGTCGATCAGACCAGCCGACGTGGCGGGACCAGTAATGGTCAGGTCGTAGACGGCTGCGACGCCAGCAGCGGGGTCTTCACGCGGAAGGGCGTGGACCTCGATGTTTTTCGGACATTCGCAGAAAATCTTCTTCAGCGACTCAG